GATAATAAAGGAACAGTTGAAAAAACAGCAAGTAAAACAGAAACTGGTAAAGGTGCAGATAAGTCAGCTCAAACTGCCACAGTAGGAAAATCTAAAATTAAAAAGGACCCTAATTCATTTAGTATATTACAAGGCGGCCCTGGTGCAACAAATGTAGAACAGCGTGTAGCAGAAAACTTTCAAAATATTTTTACAACTACATCATCGTCGGACTTAGTTGAAATTGATTTGAAAATTATGGGAGATACATTTTGGTTAATTGATAGTGGACAGAATAATTACTTTGCCGGAAAATCAGAAACAAGTTCTCAACTTACAGAAGACGGAACAATGAACTATGAAAATAGTGATGTTTACATTTATATAAGTTTTAGAACACCGGCTGATATTAATACAGTAACTGGCCTTGTAGAATTTTCTGTAAATGAAGTTGAAAGTCCTTTTAGTGGAATATACAGAGTAACTGAATGCACAAATAATTTTGCAAAAGGTCAATTTACACAAACACTGAAATGCATTAGAATGCAAGGGCAGCCGCAAGACTTTGAAGGCAAGAATAAAACTATTGATAAAACTAATGATAAAACTACAAAAATTGAAGGTAAAGAAGAACCTAAAACAAATATTACTGAACCTAAACTAAGCAGTGATGGAAAAAGAGTAGTAGGCGGATTATAAGATGGCGATAGAAAGAAGAAGACCAGCAAGTGAAAGTTTTAATATTGGCTTAGGATCTGGTATCTATATGGCTAAGGTTATTAGTGTTATGGATCCTACTTTCATGGGTAAACTAAGAGTCACTTTGTTACAAACGCAAGGTAACACAATGGGTGATGATAATCAAACATATAACTTAACCTATGCTTCACCATTTTTTGGTCAAACACCTTTTCCTGCAATGGGAAAAAATAATAACGACTTCAATGATACACAAAAAAGTTATGGTATGTGGTTTGTTCCACCAGATGTTGGGGTTACAGTATTATGTGCATTTGTAGACGGAAACCCATCTCAAGGATATTGGTTTGCATGTGTTCCACCATCGTTTTCTAATCATATGGTGCCGGCGATAGCAGGTAGTAACCAGGTTGATCTTACTCCTGAAGATAAAGAAAAATATAATGTAGCAAGCGACCAGCCTTTGCCTGTAGGAGAAATTAATAAAAGAAAAAATGCAGACGATCAAGAAAAAGATCCAGAAAAAATTAAAAAAGCACTTCATCCTATTGCTGAACATTTTTTAGAGCAAGGCACAGTTGAGGACGATGTTAGAGGAACTACAACTACAACTTCACGTAGACAAGTTCCTAATCCTGTATTTGGTGTAACTACACCAGGTCCGCTTGATTGGCGCTCTGGTTCAAAAAGGATGACCACAGGACCTGCAGACGGCCAATCACTTACCGGAGTTGCAGTAAGCAGATTAGGCGGAACACAGTTTGTAATAGATGACGGCGATGATAGATTCCAAAGAAAAACATCTGCATCTTCAGGCGGGAGAGATTATGCTGACGTGTTGGCTGGAGAATCAGGTGAACCAACTATTCCTTACAATGAATACACAAGATTAAGAACTAGAACAGGTCATCAATTACTTTTACATAATTCTGAAGATTTAATTTATATCGGAAACAGTAAAGGCACAGCATGGCTTGAACTTACTTCAAACGGAAAAATAGATATCTATGCAGCCGATAGTATCAGTATTCACAGTGAAAATGATCTTAATATTAAAGCAGACAGAGATGTTAATATAGAAGCAGGTAGAAGCATTAATATGAAAGCGACTGCCGAATATGTTTCCCCTACAGAGTTACATAGAAGAGACGATGAAGGAAATCCTATTGCCAAAATTCAAGACGAAGCAGAATTAGAAGCAGGTCGTATTCAAATTGAAAGTGCATTTAATTTTAATTTGTTGATTGGAGCAAACGGTAGAATAGAAACAAGGAATTATGAAAACAGTGAAGGCCTATTAGTTGATGGTGATCTAGACATAAGCGTTATAGGATCCACTAGAGTAACAACAGGATACGGTATTGCTGCTCCGCATGATTATGAATTAAAAGTTCATGGAGATACATTAATCAAAACTACTGGAAACCTAGATTTGAATACAACAGGTAATAATGCATATACAGCAGGCGGAACAACTGATATTCTAAGTGGCGGAAACCATACAGAAACTGCACCACAAATACATATGAATGGACCACAGGCTAGAGAAGCAGAAGTTGCAATAGATAGTAATCGTATTTCGTCTCTATCAACACACCCAAATATTTTTACAGATTATAAACTAGTATGGAAAGATGGAAAATATTTGTCAGGTTCTATAAAATCTATAATGAAAAGGGTTCCTATGCACGAACCTTGGCCGCAACACGAAAACTTAGCGCCATCATTGCAAAATCAAACAAATACCGATAGAGAAGTTGGTGAGGAGGAATAGATGACAAAACTGTATAATCAAAAAAAGGTAGCAGAAAATACAGCAAGTGTAGGTAATCAAACTACTGCTACATTTACATATAAAGGCTTTTCTTCTTCAGAAAAAGCAAAAGGATTTAAACTTTACGATATAGATCTTGTAAAGCAAGACATAATTAATCACTTTTACATTAGAAAGGGTGAAAAATTAGAAAATCCTACGTTTGGAACAGTTATATGGGATATGATTTATGAACCATTTACTGAAGATACAAAAAACATTATTTCAAAAGATGTAGAAGCCATTGTTAATTTTGACCCTAGAGTTAATGTTACTGCTGTTACTGTTGATTCTACTGAGTTTGGTATGAGAGTTGAGGTAGAGATGGTGTATTTGCCATTTAACATTAGTGAAAGGATGAGCTTTGATTTTGACAAAAATACAAACACAATTAACTAAGCAGTTTATGATTAGTGCTAAATATTACAAAGCAAGGAAAATTCAATGAGCACAACAGATAGACAAACAAATCTAATTCTTAACGAAGACTGGAAACGTATCTATCAGACCTTTAAAAATGCTGATTTTAAGTCGTATGACTTTGAAAATCTACGCAGGGTAATGATAACATATTTGCGTGAAAATTATCCTGAAGATTTTAATGATTACATTGAAAGTTCTGAATATTTGGCTCTTATAGATGCAATTGCGTTTCTAGGACAAAGTTTGTCTTTCAGAATAGATCTTGCAAGTAGAGAAAATTTTATTGAACTAGCAGAAAGAAAAGAAAGTGTTCTTAGAATTGCTAAGATGTTAAGTTACAATGCAAAGCGTAATGTTTCTGCTAATGGACTTTTAAAGTTTACAAGTGTAAGCACAACTGAAGATATTATTGATAGTAATGGTAGAAATTTAGCTCAGCAAACTGTAAGATGGAACGATCCTACTAATACAAATTGGGCAGAACAATTTACTTTAATATTAAATTCTGCTATGGCAGATAACGTAGAGTTTGGTAGAAGCGAAGGAAGTGATATCATACAAGGTATTCCTACCGAACAATATAGATTTAAAACAACAACAACAGATGTGCCATTGTTTACATATTCTAAAAATGTTGCAGGGCGTAATATGGCGTTTGAAATTGTTAGCACAGCGTTTAAAGATTCCGAATCAATTTATGAAGAAGCACCTGTGCCTGGTAATCAACTAGGATTTGTTTATAGACAGGACGGACAAGGTCCAGGAAGTGCAAACACAGGATTCTTTTTAAGATTTGTCCAAGGTAGTTTAGAGCTTGCAGATTTTACAATTACTGCACCTACTACTAATGAATCAGTTTCAGTAGAAGCACAAAATATTAATAATGATGATTTTTGGCTTTTCCAATTAAATGCAGCCGGCGGTCAAGAAAGTGAATGGACAAAAGTAAACACCTTAAATGGAAATAATATTGCATTTAACAGTTTATTCGGAAATGTAAAAAACATATATGCATTAAACACACAAGAAAATGATAAAGTAGAAATTATCTTTGCAGACGGTGTGTATGGAAATTTACCACAAGGACCTTTTAGAACTTTCTATAGAGTTAGTAATGGATTACAGTATTCTATTATACCAAGTGAAATGAAAGGTATTTCTATTAATATAAATTATGTCAACAAAGCAGGCATAGTTCATACTTTAACACTTGGCTTAGGTTTACAATATACAGTTACAACTGCAACTCCTACAGAGACTGTCGATCAAATTAGACAGAATGCCCCTGCACAATATTATACACAAAACAGAATGATTACAGGTGAAGATTATAACCTTGCACCTTTAAGCAGTTCACAAAATATTTTAAAAGTAAAAGCAGTAAACAGAACTTCAAGCGGTATATCTAGGAACTTTGATATTATAGATGCCAGCGGAAAATATAGTTCTATAAATGTGTTTGGTGATGATGGATACGTTTATAAAAAAGAAAGTGAAAAGTCTTTATCATTTAAATTTACAAACAGAACAGAAATTATTAATTTTATTAGAAACAACATAGAAGGTCTTTTCAGCGAAACAGATCTTTATAATTTTTATCTGACAAAGTTTGAAAGAGTTTTATTCAGTGAGCAGAATACAGTTTGGAAATCAGTAACAAATGATGTAAACGTAGGCACTGGATATTTTATTAATACTGTGGACGAAAGTTTATTGAAGGTTGGAACATATGCTACTAACAGTTTGAAATATATTAGTGTAGGTGCAAATATAAAATTTGTTGCACCGTCGGGCTATCATTTTATGCTCGATAAAAACAACGAGTTGATGGCAGGCGAAGCAGATCATCCAGGAAGTTCTACATATATTTGGACGAAAGTTCAATCAGTGGTAGGTGACGGAACTAACGCAGGTAGAGGAGAATTAACTACAGGTTTAGGACCTATTACATTTAATGATAATGTGCCTGACGGAGCAATTGCTGCAAGTATTGTGCCTAAGTTTATTAATGATTTAGACAACTCTCTAGAAAATGAAATGACAAACATTGCATTTGCTAATTTAAACTTTGGTTTGAGATACGATACTAACACAACTAGTTGGAAAATTATTCAAGCACAAAACTTGGATTTAATTAACACATTTAGTTTAGGTAAAGCAGGCGATACATCTAATGAAAATTTAGATGCATCATGGATCATTGCGTTTGTAAAAGATAATGATCAATACATTGTAAGAATCAGAACTATGGAATATATATTTGGTTCTACTGCACAAAATAGATTTTATTTTGATAAAAATGAAAGAGCATATAATAATTTAACAGGCAAGGTAGAAAGAGATCAAATAAAAGTTTTAGGAATAAATTCTAATAGTAGCAGTGCAGATGCACTTGGTAGAGATTATGCATTTGAAATATCAGACACTATAGAATATGATGACGGATATGAAAGTGCAACAGAAATAAAAATTGGTTTTAGAGATAGTGATGTCGATGGTGTTGTAGACGATCCAGATTCATTTATTCAAGTTGTAGGTAACGACTTAGAATTAAATTATTTGTTTTTTGAAGAAACAAAAGATCAGTATGGAACTTCTATATTCAACCTTGTTGATACAAACACAACTCCATTTTTAATTTTTCAGAAAGAATCATTGGTAAACATAAATGACTATGATGACGGACAATTAATATACTTTTACGACAGCGCAGAAAATAAAGTTAAAAAAGTTGACAGAACTACAAATACACTCGTGTTACAAAGTCAGTATAGAGCAAATATAGGTAGAAACAATATTAAATTCCAATACACTCATGCAGCAAGCGAAGATAGACGTATAGATCCTAGTTTGACAAATATTATTGATCTATATATATTAACAAGATCGTATGATACATCATATAGAAATTATCTTGCAGGTGCAACTGCTATTGAACCAACTGCACCGACTACAGATTCTTTAAGAATTGATTTCGGATCAACTTTAAGTTCAATCAAATCAATTAGTGATGAAATAATTTATCAACCAGTAAAATATAAAGTATTGTTTGGTTCTAAAGCACCTAGCAACTTACAAGCACAGTTTAAAGTTGTAAAAAATCCTAATAAATCTATAAATGATAATAACTTAAAAGTTAGAATTGTAAATGCAATTAATACATTCTTTTCAATTCAGAATTGGGATTTTGGAGATAGGTTTTATCTAAGCGAATTGACAACATACATTCTTAATGTTGTAGCACCCGACGTGTCTAACTTTGTAATCTTACCAAGACAAACTAATCAAGTGTTTGGAACATTGTTTGAAATACAAAGCAAACCAGATGAAATTTTTGTAAGCAGTGCTACAGTTGATGATATAGAAATAGTAGCGAGTATCACTGCTGCTGAAGTGGGTAGTGTTACAGCGACATCTACTACAAATACAACTTCAAATTCTTCGAGCGTAACTTCAAGTAGTTCTAGTAGTTCTAGTAGTTCGAGTAGTTCTAGCAGCGGAGGTTCTAGTTACTAATGGCGGATAAAAAATATCCAGTAAGCGGTTTACCAATAAGAAAAAGTTCAGATTTCTTGCCACAGACTTTTAGGTCAGAAAGCAACGATAAATTCTTATCTGGCGTCTTTGACCCTATGGTCCAACCAGGAACTGTTGATAAACTAACAGGCTTCTTAGGAAGAAGATATGGCAAGACTTACAACGGTAAAGATGTATACCTAGACGATGATAATACACTTAGAAGTAGATATCAATTAGAACCAGGTGTTACAATTGAAAAAGATCAAAAGGTAGAAAAATTTTATGACTATCTTGATTTTAAAAACATTTTAACCTTTTTCGGAAACATAAACGAAAGAGATGATAACATCACATACCAAGAACATTATAGTTGGAATCCTCCTATTGACTGGGATAAATTTTTAAACTATAGAGAATATTATTGGTTACCTAGTGGTCCACCAACTATTAATATATTTGGTCAAACCCAAGATGTGCAAAGCACATATAAGGTCCGTCAAGGCACACAGTCTACATGGATCTTTACTCCAGATGCTGTAACAAATAATCCTATTATAACATTATATAGAGGACAAACTTATACTTTTGATATTAATAGTCCTGGAGAAGGATTTACTCTTAGAACAAATTATGATACAGGTAGTTTAACATACGATCCAAATAAAACTTATTTTCCAGGCGAGCTGGCTGTATTTGATGGCAAACTGTTTCGAGCCAAGGTTGAAATTTCACCTGCTGATGGTAGTAGTATTGATATTGATTCACAAGATTGGGAGTTAATAGATTCTACAGCATCTAATCAAAGTTTAGATTATAATCAAGGTGTAACTGGCAATGGTGTTGAAGTAGGAGAATTAACATTTACAGTTCCTTTAAATTCTCCAGACGTGCTATATTATCAAAGTAATATCGATCCTAATAGATTAGGAAGATTTTTAATTGCTGATATTGATTCCAATACATTCTTAGATGTTGAAAAAGACATTGTCGGAAAGAAAGATTACACAAGTTCCAACGGTATAAAATTATCGAATGGGATGTTATTAGAATTTACCGGAACAGTAGTGCCGGAAAAATATTCTACAGGAGTATGGCTTGTTGAGGGAGTTGGTAAAGAAATAGCATTGACTAATTTTTCCGATTTAGTTCCACCATCAATTGCATCAGATAGTCCAGAAATATTATTTGATAATCAAGGTTTTGATACACAGCCGTATGATGATGCTTCGCAGTATCCAGGAAATAAAGATTACCTTACAATAAACAGAGGTAGTAAAGATAGAAATCCTTGGTCTAGATACAACAGATGGTTTCATCGTTCTGTAATTGATCAAGCATACAAATTAAGAAACAGTGATTTTCCTGCTCCTGAAAATGCAAG